TTGTTGTGCCAGCCGTAGCAGTCGCAGCGGCCTTAATCATTCGCCCGTCTGTGCTACCCGATAAAGCGATTTTGCTGAATGTTGCCATTGTGTTCCTTTGCTATCCGAAAACTTGTGTGCCTAAAACTATCTGATCGCTGTCGCCAGAAACCGAACTGCCACCAGCCCCAAGTGTAGCAATCCAAGTATTAGTTGCTTGCTTAATAAGTGTCGCTGTTTGATTTTGCACCATAGCAAGCGAAGTGGAAGCAGATGAAATCGTTACACCTGCGCCAGCCGTCAAAGTAACAGCACCAGCACCAAGTTGAATTATTTTAATACGAACACCAACATCAAAAGCAACAGATGAGTTTGGTGGCACAGTCAAAGTGCTTGCCGAAGCGTTACTCATCGTTACTTGTTTGCCTGCGTCAGTTAAAACAAGTGTGTAAGAAGTGCCTGTTTGGGCGTTTACATCATCTGACCAAACCGATGACTGCAATTGATTCATTTGCGCTGCGGTTAGCACCTGCGCTGCGGTGAAGGTCTGTCTTGCCATAGTCGCCTATTGTAACCTACGCCAATGCGTTCGTGCTATCTAGCACACCAAAAATTGCGTCATTAAGCACGAATTGGAATACGATCTCGGCGTTAAATAATCCGACAGTCACCCGATGTTCACCAGCCGTAATCAGATGCGTAAGTCGTTCCACCGCATAATAATCTGTGACTGAAAGAGGTGAACCAGTTGTGTAGGTTCGGGTCACGGTAACAACATCTTGTAAATCTAAAGCATTGATAGTGTTGCGGTTTGTTGCCGACATAGCCGAAGTGATCAGCCCTATATCGTCAAAGCGATACTGTGGGTTGGCATATAAGCCGACTAGATAGTTTGCCAGAGTTAAGGCTTCAGCATTGGATTGAAGCAACAAATTAGGTAGCGCATAGGTGCTGATACCGAACTCTGCTTGTGACGCAGTATTGTCAGCGACTTGAACTGTGCCACCTTCAATCGTTGCCTGAATACGGTTATACAGGAACTCTTGACCATAAATAACTTGTAACGCTGTATAGGGAATGTTTAAACCTGTGTCAGAAAATTGGGCTGCGACAACAGGAAACGCTGCGTCAAGACGATCAGTGAAAGTTAGATCACCGTTCGCAGCAATAAAGCAAGCACCCTGTTCGCTTGTGGCAATTTCTTGTAGATATGTTAAAGCGTTTGTGTTGGCGGTGATTGTGTATGCACCTAATGTTGCTAAACCTGTAGAGATATTTCTTGTTGTTAAAGGGTAATCAATTTCGGGCAGGTTCAAAAGATAATTAACTCGTGCGCCCGACAATTCAACTGATGGCGTTGTATCAGTTTGGATAACTGTGTTTGCTAGCAACACGAAATCGTCTGCTGCTGTAATCGTAACTGTGCTTAGATTGAAGTCGTAAACAACATCTATATCGGTGATACGCCCCGTGAAAAGATAGTTTGCGCCTGAAGTGACGGTGACTTTTCGGCGTGGCACAACACCTGAACGACCAGCAGCCGTATCCCAATAAGGTGAAGCCTCGTTGATCGGGTCAAAGCGTCTATCGTTATTCAATAATTTGATAGAGCATTGACCTGCGTTGAATTGTGCGAATTGGTCTTGTCTGCCACGAGTAATAGAAATCTCTTGACAGTATTCGCTAATGTCCTCACCTAAAAGGTTGCCGTCAAGGACATAAGTAGTATTATCTAAAACACCTGCTTCGGCATCGTCAAGCACAAAAAAGTTTGTGATGAAACCTACTTCGGCGAGAACCGTGATCTGCTCGCCTGAAGCGAGAGTGGTAGCCATTTATGCCACCGTCAAAGGCAAAGCACCGTTCGTTCGCTCATAACGCTTCAAAGCATTAACGATCTGTGTGCCGATATCTTTACCGTCAGCACCCATACCAGCCGTGACTTGAATGTTGTAAGTGCTACCCATAGAACCCATACGGTCAAGAGGGATAATTGCTTCTGCGCCTGCTTCACCGACAAGACCCAACATCGCTTTAGTCACAATGCCACCGTTAGCGAATGTGCCCATACCGCCACCGATAAGTTCCTCAAGTGTAGGAACACGAATGTTCTTTAGATCGTCAAAAGTTATTTCACCGAAACCAAAATCAACACCCGTGCCACCTTTAGCACCGCCACCGCCAGTGGCAGTTTCGGGAACAACAACCACTGCGTTTGCGTCAGCCTCCGCTTTCGCTTTCTTAGAAATCTTTAAGCCAGCCTCAAAGCGTTGTTTCTCTGCTTCTTTCAAAGCATCAGTCGCATCTTTCAAACGCTCATACGCTTGAACCCTCGCATAGATCGCATCGCTTTGTGCTTTCTCGGCATCAGTTAATTCTTTCAACGCATCGTTATAAGCATCGCTACCTTTTTGCGCCCCATTAACAGCCTCATTCAAACGCTCTTGAGCAGTAGCCAAAGCCTCAGATGATTCACGCTGCTGATCTGTAGCGTCAGCAACAGAAAGTTTCGCTTGAGCCAACTTGATCTCGGCTTCACGAACCATTTGCGGAGTTGATTCAGGGTCTAAACGAACTTTCGCCAACTCTTGCTCAGCATCTTTAACAGCGAAGATCGCTTCTTCCAGCGCATACTTCGCTCGCTCTGCTGTTCGCTCTGCTTTAGAACGCTCATTCTCAGCATCTTTAGCCTGCTTAGAATCCTTGCCGTAGCCTTTAGTGACAAGATTGAAACGCTTTTGTGCTTCTGTTAGTGCTTTAGTTTTCTCAAGCAAAGTCTGGTTTGATTCATCAACAGCCTTGTTAGCGTCACGCAACGAACGCTGAGCCGAAGTCACACCCTTAATCGCATCAACATATTTCTGTAATTTCTCGGCAGCCGATTCAACAGCACCGCCACCACTTTTAATTTCTTTGTAGCCTTTACCTGTGTAGTCCAAGAACTTGCCCATACTCAAAGCCATATTTTGGTATCGGTCTGCTTGTGTCTGTAATTGTTTTTCGGGTGTAACAATCATTCTGATCGCACCAGCAGTATTTAACGCTTGACGCTCAAGGTTCTTTAATTGTTGTTCCGTCATTTGTGATGCTTCACCAACACGACCCAAAGACACCCAGCCGACAGTTCCAAGTTTTTTCAAATCTGCACCAAAGAAATTGGCGACAGTAATTGCTGCGTTAATGACATTTGCAACAACATTCCAAGCAGCAACAAAAAGATTTACGAACACTTCAACGATTTGGATAAGCCCATTAAAGACTGCTCGCACGATGTCACGGAACACTTCAAAGCGGTTATATGCCAAAACGACAGCAGCAGCAAGAGCGACAATAGTAATAATTAAAACGGCTGCAAATGCAGCGAGTGGGGCAGCAGCGACAGCAGCAGCAGCAGCACTAGCACCGAACGCCACATTTACGATAGTGGCAACTTTTAATGCGATGTTGTAAGCGACAATTGCTAATGCTAAGAATCCGACAGCACCAGCCAAAGCCAAAACCACTTTCTCATTGTCTGCCATAAAACCGAACACGACAGTCATAACTGAAGTTATTTTCTCAAGAGCAGGTAATAAGGCTGCACCTAAACTTTCTTGAAACTCGGCGATGTTGTTTTTTAAGATTTTCATTTTGCCAGCAGCAGTATCAGCAGCATTGGCGGTAGCACCACTAAAAGTTTGTGCAAGATCAGCAAAAACGACTTCTGTGCTTGCGCCGTCTTTGATCAAATCACGCAACGCAGGCGACAACTTTTGTAAGGCTTTGAAATTGCCTGCGTATGCTTTAGCGAGTGCATCAGCAGCAGCCTGCAAAGGTATGCCCGATGCTGTTGCAATGTCTTGTGCTAAAACCAAACCTGTCTGCGCTTTAGTCAAATCTTTAGTGCCGATAACTAGCGAGGAAAGAGCAGCACGAAGTTCTGTGTCAGCCGTGCCAGAAGCACGAGACATCGCCGTTATCAATGCTTCCGTAGAGGCAACGGTTGCTGATGAAGCACCGACCACATTCTGTAAAGTTTGCGCCAGTTTTGCTTGCTCTAATTCGTCAGCAGCAGCAGCCTCAGCAGCCCTGAAACCTGCATATGCTAAACCACCAAGCGCAGCAACAGCAGGTATAAAGGCTTTCTTCAACAAGAACGATGCTTGCTCTGTTGTCGTTTCAAGTTTTTTGAACTCGGTAATGGCTTTAGATATGCCCTTCGCATCAAAATCGGTGAGTATGTTTATGCCAACAGCCATCAGTTACCTATATGCCTTGTCCGTTAATTCGTTTTGTGGTTAGATCATCAACTTCTTTGACGACTTTCAAAACCGCTTCTTCAACCATAGCCTGATTGTTTTTAACTGCGCCGAACATAATACGAGATCGGGTAGTGCCACGCTTGCTTTTAACTTTTGTGTGTTTATCAAGGTTTTTTATAAATGTTGAACCACTTGATTCGTATGAGCCACTACCTGCCGAATCATAAACTTGACCGCCAGCGTCCATTTGCTGAATACGCAAAATGCCTCTACCACCTGCAGCATTACGCCTTGTTGTGCCACCTGAAATGGCTTTAACTTTTGTTGTAGCAGACGAGTTATATGGTGGCATTCGTTTAACACCGACACGACCACCAGAACTATGCCAATTTTCTAAAGGTGGCGAACTAGGAAAACGAGAACCAACAAGGTCAGCCAACGGTTTTGCAGCATCGCCAAGACTTTTTTTGAACTCGTTAAACAGTTCTTTCTCGTAGTTCTTTAGATAAAACAGGGTTTCGTTTATCCCGTAGAACTTGATTTCGTTTGCCATAGGCGCACATCATACAACTATCTGCGCTTACGATTCGCTTGTTTAACAAGCCAGCGTTGATACGCCAACATTGTTTCAAGCATTTCTTCGCTTTCAGCGAGCAATAAAGATGGCGCAATATGATACTCGTGCGCTAGGTGAGCGATCAGCCAGTGCGCTGAATCGTCACCAAACTTTATTCTTTTGGGGAATCACCTTCATCTGCTGGTGTAACTTGAGCGACTGTAGCAATCCAATCAGGGTCAAACTTCAGTTTCGTTTTGCCTCTGTGTGTGAGAGCAGACCAAGCAAGCCAAGCAAGATCGGTTAGACGCATCTCTGTTTCAAGACGCACAACGCTACGCTGCCAAGTTCTTTCAAAGCCAACGAAGTCAGCGAACACCGCTTCTACAGGTTCAACTGTGCCGTCTAGGTATTCAACTTTTAACGCAATTTTCATTGTGATCTCCTTCTAATTGTTGTTTATTAAGATGTCGCTTTTGTTAAAACTCCGCCAGCGAAACTTAGACTTGTCATTGCCAACTCACCAACGGCTGCTGCCACAGGTGTATGTGCTGCAAGGAATGTCCCAGTCAGGGTATAACTTGGGTTCGTGGCACTTACTGCTGCTGATGTTGGTTTAATGACAACAGTTGTTGTCGTTCCAACAAGTGGATAAATAGTTGCTTCAACATTTGCTGCTGCAAAATCTTGCATAAACTCAATGTCAAGCGAATTGTTTTGCAAACCACCAGCAAACTTATGTCCTGTGCTGCCGAATGCCGTTGTCTCAACGCTGTCAATTTCATAATTCAATGTCACACTATTGGCGTGGTCGCTCAAGGCGATTGCGTTCACTGTGATTGAAGCATCTGTCAAAACTAAAACTGCCATAACTATTTGTCGCTTTCTTTTGGTTCTTGTTTGGAAACTTTAACATTAACTTCAGCCAAATGTCCACCCTCAACAAGCGCATCAACATTCAAACCTTCAAGATCATCACCTGAAATGTTTGAGCCTTGTGCGCCGAGTGTGCAATTCTCGCTGATGATTTTATAGTTTGCCATCGTTTGTCCTATCCGTGAACTGTTACTTGGAACTGTATCTGTAAAAACTCTGCGTCAGCAGAACTTAAACTCGTAATGTTCGCACCCGATGGTAGCACCAAAGTTTGGCACACGCCACCAAGAGTCTTGTCGCCTTCAATCGCAGCACGAACACTTTTTGCACCTGAATAAGAAAGATAATCGTCAAGCGTTGCGAAAGCGTTGCGATCAACATATCTGCCGACAATCACATTGACAGTCCAATCCATAACTACATCGCCACCAGAAAACGCCCTGTGATATTCAATGCGGTTCAATGTTGGGAAAGCAAAAGGTGGATTTAGTTGCTCAGGTTGGTATGCCGAAGTGCGAAGCCCAGAGATAGTAGCGAGGCGTGTAGCAAGCCCTGTGGCGACCTGTGAGACTGTTGCAGCCATTAGGCGATACCGAAACGGCGATACTGCGAAAGCAGGTCACGAACATCAGGGTCTATAGCCCGAACCGTGATAGCCATATCTGCGAAACCGACAACACCTAGCGCAGCGTTAAGTCGTGCGAACTGGCGCATAGAAAGCAGAATGCAGGCTTGGTTCACATCGTCAGGCACACTATCCCAACCCCATTGTGCTGTTACTTGCACAGTCTCAAATGATGGTGTCGTGTAAAGAGGGAATGTTGCGCCACCGACCATACGGGCAGATTCATAAGGTCGTGTGTAGATCGGCACATTTCTAGGTTGCAAAACATAGTCCACGCCTTGTGTCAAAGTCGTGACATAAGTGCCGTCACCGTTCGTGTCAATTTTGATTGTGACGCTCGTGTTCGCTACATCTCTGCCAAAGTCCAACAGATATTCGTTGTATGGATACATTGGCACAGCAGTTTGTGAAGTCTTGTAAAAGAATCTGCCACAGTAACCGTCAATGCGCCGAGAAGCAGACTCAATAGCGTTCTCAAGCAGTGTGTCATCGGTGCTGTCAGTAATTCTGAGAGCAGATTTCAATTCTGCCAAAGTGCAATAACCGTTTGTGATTGCCATTAGTTAGGCTTTCTTTTTCTTGCCACGCTTCAATACAGACTTTTCAACCTCAGGCTCAACCGAAGCAACCTCAACTTCAGGCATATATTTGTTGTCAAAACCGAGTTCACGCAAAGCAGCATCAACCGCTTCCACACGATCTTTTAATCCCCTGCGTTCGTAGCCTGCTCGCTCTGTAAGGAGTGCGTCAATTTGTTTATTCATAATTGCCCCATAAATAGTTGAAGGTTGCTGATACCCCGAAGGATATCAGCAACCTTACAACAATTCAGTTTAATCAACTTAGAAAGTTGGTGTGACCAATCCAGTTCCGTTGATTTGTGCCCAAGCGTTCGGGTAACGATTTGCTGTGAATGCACTGTAACCGTAAACGATCATAGTGACATCAAGTTCAGCAGCCTTTGGCTGCTCAAAGCGAAGCATCTTTGGTGTGCCATCGCCTTCCTCCCACAAGTGCAACTCTTGCGAGTTACCAATGTAGATGGTGTCTTGATTTGTGCCTGAGCCTTTGTTTGTTGCGACAGTTGCATCAGTGTAAACAGGCAATCCGAGAATGCTGTAGCCACTGTTGCCGTATTGCGGTGCGCCTGAACCGTAAGCGTATGCAGGCTGACCTGAACTTGACGGTGTTGGAACAGCAAGTGGTCGTGATTGACCATCTACCGCAGCCAAGATAAACGCAAGTCGGCGTGGGTGCATAATCATTACATTTGGTCCAGCGAAGAAAGTTGTTTGAACTTTCTGAATGCCATCAACAAGTTTCGGATAAAGTTCCGCAACCGTTGGTGATGCATCGGTGTAGGTGACTGCTTGACCTGCTGACGAGAACAGTTCGGCAACTACAGCCGTGTTCAACACGCTGTTGTATGACGAAACAAGGTCTGCCATTACCAGCGAGTCAATGTTTGTGCCACGCTCAATGCTTTGGCGTGAAACATTTTGCTGACCAGCAATCGTTACTACAGACAAATCAAGTTTGGTGTCGTCCATATTGGTTTCTTCAACGGCTGCACCTTCAGTTTGTGCTGCTGTTGCTGAACCTGTCGTAACTTTGCTGATGCTCAGCGTCAATCCCTGTGCAGGAAGTTGATGCTTGCGAGCAAGATCGGCTGTAACACGACCTGCACGAGCAAAAGGTGCTGCGAGTTCAGTCAAGAACTGTGGCACGATCAAGCCAGCAAAATTTGCGCTGGTTACATCACGGCGTTCAATCTTTTCCTCGTTCATATGACGAGCAAGACGCTGCTGTGCTGAGTAATCGTTGTTGAATTGTGCTGCATAAGCATCACGAATGAACGATGTTTCTGCTTGTGGCGAGTAGGTGCGAGCCTCAGACTTTACGACTGAGCCACCAA